AGTTATAGTAGAACAAATTCTACATTTTTATTAACTGCTGGAAAATGGTACACAGAAATAAAATATACTAATAGTGGAACTATTTATGGATTAATAGGTGTAACAGGATCAAATGCAACTACGACTGCTGCTTATCCAGGTGTTTATGCTTATGATTATGCTTGGTATGGTAATGGGAGTGGAGGTAATTTTTATAATAATAATGGTATTGCTGCCTATTTAGGTGCAGGATATGCTAATAATGATATTCTTGGTATGGCTATTGATTTAGATAGCGGAACTAAAACAATTCAATATTATAAAAATGGTTCAGCAGTAAGTTCTGCACAAACTATAGTAGATCCAGCCACTACAGATTTTGGTGGTTATTGTATAACTATAGGTGAATGGTCTAGTTCTACTAATGCAACTTTTGAAGTAAATTTTGGTAATCCATCATTTTCAATATCATCTAGCAATGCAGATGGTGATGGTTATGGAAACATGGAATATGCAGTTCCAAGTGGCTACTATGTTTTGAATAGCAAGAACTTAGCGGAGTATGGATAATGGCTTATACAGCAATAGACGATCCAACACTTTATTTTAATACAAAACTTTATACTGGTACAGGTAGTTCTAATGCAGTAACTGGAGTTAATTTTTCACCTGCTTTTACTTGGATTAAAAGTAGAACTTCAGGAGAAGCACATATTTTAACAGATGTTGTAAGAGGTGCGACTAAAACTTTATCAAGTAATGTTACTGACGCAGAAACTACAGTTGCTGAAGATTTAAAATCTTTTGATAGTGATGGTTTTACTGTTGGAACTAATAATAGAGTTAATAAAGCTAGTGATAATATGATTGCTTGGAATTGGTTAGCTGGAACAACATCTGGAATAACAACTAATGGTTCTACTACAATTACACCAAGTGCTTATTCATTTAATCAAACTGCTGGTTTTAGCACATTAGCTTATACTGGAAATCAAACTTCTGGTGCGAAATTAGCACATGGTTTGGGAGTAAAACCATCTATGATAATTTGCAAGTCAACAGGAACTTCTGGTTGGGGTGTATATCATAAATCTTTAGGTGCAACTTATGGAATATTATTAAATACTACAGGTGCAAAAGATGATGATGCTTCAGCTTGGAATGATGTTGAACCAGATACAGTTAATATAACTCTTGGTTCTAGTATTAATACGAATAAAACAGGAACTTGTGTTGGTTATGCTTTCGCAGAAAAACAAGGCTACTCAAAATTTGGCTCATACGTTGGCAATGCAAATGCTGATGGTACATTTATTTATTTAGGATTCAAACCAGCTTTTGTTATGGTAAAAGAGGCGAGTGCTGCTGGGGAGAATTGGATTATAGTTGATAATAAAAGAACACCTGGTAATCCTATGGAAGATACATTATATCCAAATTTGGATAATGCCGAAGATACTGGTGGACATGATTATTTTGATTTTCTTTCTAATGGTATGAAACCATACACAACTAATCGTGGTTCAAATGGTGCAAACACATACATTTATGCAGCTTTCTCAGAGGCAAGTTTTGTAACATCAACTGGTGTACCAGCAACAGCAAGATAATCAATAAAGGAGATAGTTATGCAATTATCAAAACACTTTAAGTTAGAAGAATTTGAAAAGAGCATGACAGCAGTTCGTAAAGGAATTGAAAACAAAGCTGGTAGTGGAGAAATTAAAAACCTTACTGATTTATGTTATGGAGTATTAGAACCAGTAAGAGCAAAGTTTGATAAACCTATTACAATTACATCTGGCTATCGTAGTCCTACATTATCAGAAGCTATCGGTTCAAAATCTACCTCACAGCATTGTAAGGGTCAGGCTTCCGATATGGAACTAGCTGGAATTTCTAATTTGCAAGTAGCTTTATGGATTCAAAATAATTGCGACTTTGACCAACTTATATTAGAGTTTTGGAAAGAAGAAGAAGGTGCTAATTCAGGGTGGGTTCATTGTTCATTTGTAGAAGGCAGTAATAGAAAGCAAGTTTTGACATTTAATGGTTCTGAATATACTAATGGATTACCAGAAGCAAAATGGTCTGGTGGAAAACTAAAGAATTAAAATGAAACAGAACGCCTTACAAAAAATAGAATCTCACGAAAAACTTTGTCGCATCATGCAAAAATTAACTCACGATAAAATTAACAGAATAGAAGAAAGAGTAAAACGATTAGAAAAGATTTTACTAATTTGTACTGGTTCATTAATTAGTGCTATGGGATATTTAATTATAACTCTGTCAGGTTTATAACCTTTACAACTAGCCAAAAATTAGTACAACTTATAACTGTATGAAGAATAAAAGAATACTTGTTATTTCAGATATGCACATTCCATATCATCACAAAGATAGTTTTGTCTTTTTAAATCAAATCAAAAAAGAATTTAAACCAGATAGAATTATTAACATAGGCGACTCAATAGACTTTCATAATATTTCAATGCACGATAGCAACCCTGATTTACCAAATGCTGGAGATGAACTTAATTTAACAAGAAAATATATTAAAGAATTAGAAACAATATTCCCAGATGTTACAGAAGTAGATAGTAACCATTCTAGTTTAGTATTCAGACGAGCATTAAAGTATGGAATGTCTAAACAATTTATTAAATCTTATGGAGAATTTTTAGGTACTAAAAAATGGAAGTGGGTTGATAATATAACTTTAACTATGTCTAATGGTCAAAGGTGCTTTTTTACTCATGGTATGAGTGCTGATATTTTAAAAGTTTCACAAGCTATGGGTATGTCAGCAGTTCAAGGACATTATCATACGAAATTTGTTATCAGTTGGTGGGCTAATCCAGATAATCTATTCTTTGGAATGAATGTCGGTTGTTTAACTAATCAAAAATCTATGGCCTTTGAATATGCGAAGAATTTTAAGACAAGATTCATTCTAGGGTGTGGAATTATTATAGATGGAGTTCCAAGATTACTTCCAATGGTTATCAAAAATGGTAACTGGATAGGCAAAATTGTCTAGGTTAAAAGTCCATACAAGCGATTTAAAGGCTACTGATAAACAAATAGGTGGCAACCATTACAAAGCATATACAATCCAACCTATTGAGTTTATAGTTAAGAATAAACTTAATTTTATTCAGGGAAATGTAGTTAAATATATATGTCGTTATGAAAACAAAAATGGCATAGAAGATTTAGATAAAATCATTCATTATTGCGAACTTGCAAAAGAATTGTTGAAAAATAAAAAATAAAGAATATTAAACATGAATGAACCTTACTTATTTAATATATTCAATTCTTGTGCTATACTGGGCAACATTAATATTTTTTACAAGTAGTATATAATTATGTGGTTAGCTTTATTAAAAAATCCTCTGACAAAAATGGTGTTCAATAAGGCTACTGAACATTTTAAACACAAAGCTGAAAAAGTTAAAACTATAAGACAGGCAGAAATAGAAGCCTGTAAAGAGGTTGATGTTCAAAGAATTAAATCACAAGACAAAAGTTTTAAAGACGAAATATTATTAATTTGGCTCATTGGAATGTTAAGTACAGGGTGGTTTGAAAGTACAAGAGATAGATTTGAAGAATGGGTAAGAATCATAAATGATTTGCCTGATAGTGTTTGGTATTTAGTTATTATAGTATTTACTGCAACATTCTCTACTAAAATGACAGATAAAGTTTTAAATAGAAACAAAAAGAAGTAATATGTCTAATGGACATAGACGCAAAAATTATAGACGTAGAATTTAGATTAGAAACTTCTCACAATCCTTATGGTCATTTTGTTAATTTTAGATTTATAGATGTTGTTCCTATTAAAGCGAAATTAAATAGAATGATTTCTGATATAAAAAAGAATCCAGAAGTAGAACTTATAGATTATCATTATACAGAAACTCCAATCACAGAAAAGACCAGTTTAAAATATTTTGAAATAACTAGGCATTAAATCTAGGGTGGAGAGAGAGAGCAAACCACCCTAAATCAAGTCGTTACCTCTCGCTAACAACTCTATTCACTAGCTGATTAACAAAGGGAACTAAACCACGATTCTCGCTAGTGAAATTCATTAAACTTTACTACTTAAAGCTAAATCTCTTTTTAACTCTGATTGTTTTAAACTTACATACTTATCTAAATTATTATAATGATAACGACATTTTACTAAATTAGTTTCTGCTTCTGCATAAACATCAACAATTTTTTTATAATTTTCATCTGTTCTAGCTTTGTGTTCAGCTTCCAGATTAGTTTTAGAATCTAATTTATGCTTTAAAAATAGCTTACTAAAAGTAGCTTTTAATCCTTCATTTAAAATTATAACTTTACCATGTGCTATACTCCATTCTACTGATGCTTTTTCTAGTTCTTCATAAGATTTATTACTTAAACTCATTTACTCTCCTTTATTATATTAAACATAATTGTTATTATTCCGAATAATAATAAAACTTGAATTTCAATCGGCAATGATAACAATGATTCAATCATATTATTTATTATCTTTTTTTATCATATATTTTAAAACACTTGTAGTTGGGTCAAAATCTAATCTATTACAAGACATTAGACTAACTGCTATAACAATCATAAATATTATAGCAACTATTTTTATTACAATCTTATTCCATTTTCTATGTATGGGGTGGCCAAAAATAATCATGGATAATTTAACATCTCCTCTGCTTCTTTTTCTAACTGTTTTATTTGTTGTTGAAGATGTTTATTTTCTAATCTTAATTTTCCATTTAACTTTTGATGATCTTCTTCTAACTTTTTTACTGATTTAACTTCTAAATATAAAGCCTGTATTTCTTCAAGTTTAATAGCCTTCTCTTTTTTTAATTGATATATTTCTTGATCTCTTGAAAAAGTTACTTCATTTTCAAAAGTTTTATCTATTGGCATATTTAAAAGGGTATCTCATCATCTGACAATTCACTAGCAGAAAAAGCATTATCTGGTGCTGCTGGTGCTGCTTGTGTCATTGGTTGTTCTTTATATTGAGGTTGAGGAACATTACCTATTACTTGACCGATAGGTTTCATACCATCAACACTTTGGCTTCCTTGATAAGGCTTAACCATAAAACAAGTTACTACTTGCTCTGTATCTGCACCATATTTGGTTTCTTTAGCTTGTTGAACTTTACTACCCCATTTAAGACTATAACCAGCTTTAGAATAAGCCTGAACTTGTGGCTTATTAAACCAGTCCATAAATTGACTTAATGAAAATAATTCTTTAGTTAAGCTACACATAAATTTACCTTTAGCAGCTGATGCCGAGTATTCATAACTAGGACTTTTCTTACCAGTTTCATATAGCTTTAAAGTCAAACCACAGAATGGCATATCGTAACTTGGTTTATTATTTTGATACATTTTTTATTCCTTTTCTTAGTTTATTGTATTGTCTTACTGATTCATTAAATAATTTCTCGGAGTTATGACACGCAAGTAATCCAAGAAATGCTTTAATGTGTTCTTTTTTATATAAAATATGTCTAGCTTCAAACTCTCCATCATCTTTTGGAAGTCTTACTACATACATTTTATGTATTTTCTTTTTTGTTTGTTCCTCATAAGCCAATTTGTAGGCATGAAGTTGGTGTATCATATTTACAAATATACCCTTTGAAGTTTTTATATCTATAAGCCATAGGTTCTTATTGGAATCTTCTGCGATTAAATCTACAGTTCCACAAAATCCACGTTCAGAGTATAAAATTTTTTCAGACTCTATAAGTTTTAATTTATGTTTAGTCCAGAACCTCTTAAATTTATCAAAGCAACTTTTAACTATTGGGTCGCTAGGTTCAGTAAAGGGTTGTCCTTTGACCCATAACTCACAAAATTTATGCACCATAGAACCAATAGATAATATTCCATCTCC